TGGGAATCGCTAACTCAAACCATGTGGCGGATTCCGCTCTTCCGCGCACCACTTGTGGCAGTCCAATCCGTCAAGTATTACCCAGAGGATGGATCGGCGCAAGTCACCATGTCCACTGATGACTACCGGGTTATCACTTCGATGGAACCCGGCATGGTGGAGTTGAAAGAAGAGCCGCCCGCAACAGATGAACGCGCAGACGCGGTGGAAATCAACTTCACCGCAGGACATTCGGAATCATGCGCAATACCTGCCGCTCATCGGCACGCGGTTAAGTTGTTGGTTGCACATCTATACGAAGAGCGATCACCCGTTAACGTCGGAAACATTGTGAATGAAATCCCGTTCAGTCTGCAAACGCTTCTCAACAATCAGAAAATCGGAGGGTGGATTGCATGAACCCAGGACGAATGAACCGCCGCTTGACCATTCAAGCCCGCACATTGTCAAAGGACAGCGCGGGAGGAAAGGTGGAAACATGGGCGGATTCATTCGACTGCTGGGGCGAACTCATGGCGAGCAAAGGAAGCGAAGCAATCGCCGCCAATGCCGACCGTCCAAAGAAAGAACTCAAATTCCGAATCAGATACAAGTCGGGACTCAACGCAGCATCGAATCGGGTTTTGTATCAACTGGCGTTTTACGACATTGAAGAGATCATCGAAGAAGGAATTAGGGACAAGATGATTGTTCGTTGTTCTTCACTACAATCACTTACAAACTAATGGCAACCACGGGCATCAGAATAAGCGGTTTCAAGGAGCTAGACATGGCACTGTCCAAGTTGCCGGAAGAGCTTGCCCGCACCACTGAAGCGGCAGCCTTGCGCGAGGGAGGTAAGCCAATCCGCCGCGAAGTCATCGCAAGAGCGCCAACCGGAAAAGGTAAAGAAGCGGGACTACTCAAGAGGTCTATTGGTTTGAACGTCCGCAAGAACAAAAAAGGCAGCGCCGAAAAGGGACGCTATACCGCGCGGGTGGGACCAAGAACCGGATTCAAGATTGCCGTTGGAACCGCCGTCGCAACCGTCACGAAAGGCAAGCGCAAGAAGGGTGAACGATACACGGTTTACAAAGACCCGACGAAATATGCTCACCTTGTAGAACTTGGAACATCACACAGCGCGGCTGATCCATTTATCCGAACAGGATCAGAAGCGGCAGAAAGCGAAGTGATCAACGGATTAGCAAGAGGATACGAAAAAGGACTGGCGAAAGCAGTCGATAAACTCCGCAAGAAATGAGCTATCAAGGAGACATCGCCACAGCTATCGAGAATGACGCGACACTTGCCGCGCTCATCGGAGATCGTGTGTTTGCGGACGTTGCACCTAGCACGGCGGTAACTCCATATGTTGTTTTTCAAACCATCTCAGGCCGGGGAGAAACCACCCATGACGGCAACCGCAACCTTGGATTCCCGCTCATTCAATTCTCCGCATGGGCGGCAACCAAGGCGCAAGCAATCACAATCGGAAACGCAATTAACACCTTGCTTGATGGCAACACGCTATCAGGCGATTCCGAAATCTCATTCACCTATTCAAACGACTACGGGACGCACGATCCCGAGACTAACCTTTTCGGAGAAATCCGAGAATACCGTGCCGCTCACATCATCTAACCACTAAAATACAAATACCATGGCTATCAAATCATTTGGAGTCGCCGTCACCGTTGACAGCACCGCAATCGGGGAGCTTGTTTCCGCTGACATTACCGGAGGCGACGTTACCAACATCGACATCACTACTCACGAATCCGCCGATGGATACCGTGAATTTACTGGTGGGCTAAAGGATGCTGGGACGCTTGAGCTTTCGTTCAAGTATGACATTGCCGACGCCGGGCAAGTCAAGCTCCGCAATCCCGCCGTGCAAGGACTTGTCAAAGCCGTTGAGATGACGTTTTCCAACGGATCAACAGCAACCTTCGACGTCATTGTTGGCATCCCATCCACGGTCAACCCACTGGATGAAGACGTTACTTCAACTTGCTCTTGCAAGATTACCGGACCAATCACCTACGCTGCCGCAGTATGATCACGGCAACAATCGCAGGAAAGGAAGTAGGGTTTGAATGGACGCAAAAAACGGCCAAGCAAATCAGAATCCGCTTGTCTAAAATCGGCAAGACTCTGCAAGACCTGATACCCGGCTTTTCTAATCCAAAGAAAGCCGAGTATTGCGTTTCCGCTTTCGTCTGGGCATGCCTTCCAGAATCGGAGTTTTCAAAATACGAATCCCCCGAATCGCTGGCAATGGCCATCGATGACGAATCGGAATTGATTGGCGTGTGGGCAGTGGTGACAGCGATGTTTGACGAGATGTTTCCCGATGCGGAAAAAAAAAGCACTTCGATGAAATCGCCTTCGCCAGGATCGAGCTTGGATTAACTGCTGACGAGTGGGAGCAATCCCACCCGTATCAATGCGAAGCATACCAAAAAGCATGGATCGAGAAACTGAAAAGGGAAGCAACGCAAACCGCCCTTGTGCGTCTCACAATCGCACAATCGGCGGGGGCAAAGATTGGCAACCGATCAGTGACCATTGATGACTTCCTCCCGCCTAGCGTGAAACGTGACCGCAAGAAACCATCGCCAGAAGAGCAAGAGCAAAGGCTAATGCAAAAGCTGCAAATGATGGCAGCAATCCAATCCAGAAAGAAAACAAATGGCTAGAGCAAAAAATATCGGCACAATGTTTGCTGAACTTGCCGTAAAGGACAAGATGAGCGCGGGCATGAAATATGCTCGAACGCAAATCAAAGGCATGCAAAAGGAGCTTGGCGCTCTTGGTGCGTCCTATGCCAAGTTTGGAAGCATTGCCGCCGCTGGGATTGGTGCCGCCGGATTAGGCAAAGCCATGAAATCTGCCGCTGACATGGAGGTTCTTGAAACTCAGTTTTCAGCACTTCTCAAAAGCGAAAAGGAAGCAATTGCGTTGATCGAAAAGCTCCGCAAGATGAACGTCGAATCTCCGCTTGGAGTTGAAGACTTTTCAAAAGGCGCGAAGCAACTTCTCGGAGTTCGCATGACAGCGGACGAGGCGGCTATCGCGCTTGATAAGCTATCAAATATCAGCATGGGCAATGCTGAAAACTTTGATTCGTTGGTGCGTGCATTTGCACAAACTAGGAGCGCGGGGCGATTGATGGGGCAAGAAGTCTTGCAATTCGTCAACGCCGGATTCAACCCACTTGCGGAAATTTCAATCAAGACGGGCGAATCCATGGCCGCGCTTAAAAAGCGGATGGAGGACGGCAAGATTTCATTTCAAGAGGTTGAATCGGCAATTACATCCGCAACCGAAGCGGGCGGGCTATTTAACGGCATGAATGCGAAGATGGCGGCAACGATGGAAGGCAAGATGCAAAAACTGAAAGACAACTTCAATCAGTTCTTCATTGCTCTTGGCCGCCCAATCAATGAGACGCTTAAACCTGAACTCGACAAGCTGAACAATTACGATTTCAGCACGCTAGGAAAGAATCTAGGCCAGTCAATATCAACCGCAATGGAGGGCATGGGTGATGGCACAATGTGGGAGATTTGGTCGCTTAAAGGAATGGCCGCTATTGCTGACATGGGTGCATCCATGAATAACGTTTTCGAGTCAGCAATCAACTCAATGTTTAATAAGCTAACCGGAACAGGTAGCGGATCATTCCAGAAGGACATGATGGGTTGGTTTGACTACTTACAGAAAAACGATGGTTCAGACTTTGCCAAGGCTTTGCGCGGAGACGCTGAAATTCTGCAAAAGGAACTGGAACGAAGATTCCGCAACTCACAAAGCAAGCTGTCGCCAATAATCGAATCGCAGCAATCGCCAATGACTATGCCAGCGATTCCGGTGGAGATTGAGAAAACCGCCGCAACGCAAAAGCCTCTTGACTTCCAAGCATCCAACTTCGAACTTGGCCAAGGACCACGCGCAGGACTATCGCTAAACGCCGATGGAGGAGCATCCATGGCCAAGCGGTCAATCGACTACCTAGCCAGGATTGCGGACATTCTGGGCCAAGCAAAGATCCAAGACAAACAACTCGTTTGGAGCTAATACCATGGCTGAATCATCCATTCTACAATACAAGAAACCGGGATTTCCTAGGGATTCGATTTCCGAAAAGGAGTATTCTACGCGCATCGAATACATTGGACCGCAAGATGATTTGGAAGCGGCATCCGCTGGACTAGGTGAGGCATGGGGAAGTTACCCCGGCGTAATATCAACGGCAAACATTGATTCGGTAGAGGGCAGCACTTACGCAACGCTAACTGTCGTCGTCACCAAAAAGACAGACCTCGCCAGCGATGCGACGGTTGGCGAGAAAGAGCGCGAGACGTATGAGATTGAATGGGTGGCGATCAATCGGCCATTAGCAGAGCATCCAGAGTTTTATAACATCCTCACGGCGCAAGATTTGGTGGACATTGACGCTTGGAAAAACGAGCAAGACCCAACACTCAAAGCGGTTTACAAATACGATATTCGAATTGTTACTGAAGGAATATCAGATGAAACCGAACTTTCAACGTTGGCGAAGAAATATGCCAAAGGTGTTTTACTCCAAAGTGAAGAATGGGAAGACTTCTCGCCAGTAGTCCGAAAAACATCATTCTACGTCAATGGCCCGCCTCCCGATTCCGCCGCAGGTCAAAAGGAAGATCCCATCGGAGTGCCTAACGTGCCAACCGGATATGAATGGAGAAAGAGCGCAGACCGCAGCCTAAACACCGAAGGGCAAAACCGTTGGCAGAAAATCGAGGAATGGACGGGAACCAAAAAGGTTCTAATCGACAAGGACGAAATTTTCTGGACTGCATAACTTATGAAACTTCCAGACATGCCACGCAAAGGGGTTCCGGTCGAATCAACCGTGAAGTCTATCATTGATTACCTTAGATCAACAAAGATTCGCTCTTTCGTTGGCGGGCAGGTGCGGGAATCCGCCAACGGCACCACGCTATCAGTCAAGCCAACCAGCAAAAATCAACCCGGCAAGGACACACTCCCGCCGTTCCATGTCCGCTTAGGAGTGAACCGTGGCGAGTCGCCGACGTATTATGTGACCGTCAGCGATGGATATGTTAACGAGCGCATTCCCGGCGGGACTGGCGATGCACTGGCAAAACACACGCCAGCAAATATCAAAGACGGCGATGATCGAGCCATGTTCACAGTGACAGCTGGCAAGCAGGTTTCTTTGATCGTGGAGGTTGACGAGCACGGCGCAATCGCGGCAAGCGGTGGAGATCCAGCGGTGCGCGTAGCTATCGAGGATGTTGATCCTGAATCAACGCACTACGAGCCCAAAATCGGAGACGCTAGCACGGGTATCGCTGGCATTTACCGCTATCAACTTGCCGTCATCGAAGCGCCGGAAGTTGAAGGAGGATCACCAACGGTCAAACGAGTTCTTTCGGGTTCTCATATTTCTCATTTTCGGGAGCTTCCAAAGTTAGTGAACTTACCGGAATCATCCGCCGCTGACACCGGGCGACTCGTCAAGGAATACGATAAGGAGAGCAACGAATACCGCTTTCGGAGTATCGCCAAGGGCGACGGGCAGTTGCGCGTTGACGAGGACGGCGACAATGTGACGGTGCGTGGAAACGCTAAGGGGCTAATCATCCGCTACCAAGTCGAAGGCGAATCCGCGCAGGATGTTGCGGAGTTTGAGGATGGTCTAACCACTACCGGATCTGATGCGCCTGCCGAGAAGACAGTAGTCACGATTCCAATTCCTGCTCTTCCATCTGGGTGGACTGGCGTGATTGAAATCATAGATGTTTGCGGCTCCTTTGCACACGTAATCACAGTCGATGACGGTATCATCACCAACTACGAGCAAGTCTCAATATGATCGCAGTTTGGTTTTCGTATCCCCCGCATTACGACGCATTGGCTAAGTCCTTTGCGTCGGTTAAGCGTGTTTGTAAAACCGCCAAAACCGCGCTTGTAATTCGATCCGATGACCCACTTCCGCGCATCGAGTTTGACACAATCATCAGGGACGATTTTCCGCGCAACCAACACTTGACCGGAACCATTGCTACCCACGGCGTAATCCGATCACTCTCGAAAGTCGCCAACCTTTCCCCAAACGGGCTAATTCTCAAAATTGATTCCGACATGATTTTACAATCGGCGTTTTGGGGGGAGCTTGGCCGGGTATTCCGGCGGCCAAACGGCAGCATCGTAGGGCTTTACGCGATCCCCGCAAAATGCCTCCCATCTCTGGCTGACAAAATCACACCGGGGCTTTTCAACATGCCAAAGGAGGCAATTACCATCGGTCGGCACGCCATGACCTACGGGACTCCGGTTGATGACATCCCAACCGGGATTCCCGATTGCGTTCGATTCATTCCATACTCAGCAACCTAGGATTAGCATCCCGCTACAAACACAAATCCTTGACAAAAGCAACAATCTTGCAATAACCAACCCCGGCAATGGACACGATCACAGGTTACATCGGAGACTCATCCTCATGGGCCATTGCGCTCACTCACCCCGTCACAGGCGCAGCGTTTGAACCGGGCGGCAGCTACGGGCTAGTTGCCACGTTCAAGAACCGGGAAAACGATTCTGACGCAAATGCCGTCATCCAAAAGGCAACCGGAGCGGGCATCACTGTTTCCGGTTCAACCGCAACCGTAACGCTAGTCAGAGCCGACACCGCCGACTTTTGCGAATGCAATCTGCATTTCGGGATCCGCGCAACAAACGCAAGCACAGGGGCGAGCTTCACGGTTGCGGAACGAAGGGTGAAATTCGAGAAACCCACCACGATCGAAACCACGACCAGCGTTGATGTTGTAACCACGGAAACACCGCTGCCATTTGGCGGAATTACATCCTACGTTGACGAGATCGAAACCCTCCCCGACTATCCCGCTAGTTTTCCGCCCGCATCACATACGCATGTTAGCGCGGACATCACGGACGCAAGCGAGGGCGGAAATGGAGCGGCGGATGCCGGGAAGTTAGTTAAATTTACCGAGGATGGATCACTCATCGCGGCAACTATATACTTGCAATCGGATGACTTAACTGCGGCTTACGCGGTGTCAAACACATCAACAGGGCTTTACGGGCAGTCTAACAGTGGTGCTGGAGTCGCTGGAATATCGACAACACTAACAGGGGTTGCTGCTGTTTCAGATTCAGGAACTGGCATCACAGCGCAATCCACCACTGGAACATATCACGCACGATTTGGGGAAGGGGGCAATGACAAATCCGCAATCGAGCGAGTGCGCGGATGGTTTGTTTGGTTCTATTCGACGTTTGTGGGCAGGCTCAAAACCGCAGACATCACTTCAAACCGCGATTGGACATTACCAGACGCAAGCGGAACTATCGCGCTGACATCCGATCTCGACAACCGCCAGAAGTTTGAAAATTGGGTTTTTGAAGGTGATTCATGGACTGCCGGAACGGCACAAGGGAACAGTCTGGAAACCTATCCATACTACCTTGCGCGACTCGCTCCACAGTATGGCGTGAATTTCTACAACGTCGCCACCGTAGGGCAAACTGCACAGACAATGGTTTCAACCTTTGCCGCTCAGGTCGAGCCATACCTAACTGCAACAACCGGACTGCCTTCCACCGCGTTCATATTCGCGGGTATCAACGATGCCGCTACACGGACAACCACTCAACTCCGTGACGATCTCCGGTCATTGTGGACATCGGCGCGAAATGCAGGCGCAAGAGTGGTCGCATTTACTTTGCCGCACAGAACAGCGGCAGGTGGGTGGAGTGATGCTAACTGGAAAATCATCAATGATCAAATCGTTGCGGATTCTAGTTACTACGATTTCCTTGTGCGGACCGACATCGTTTTCAATAATGCTTTATCATCTGAATTTTCAGATAACTTGCACGTTACCACTGCCGCGCACAAGAAGTTTGCTGGGCAGATTTTGCGCGTGATGAATGGCGGGGATGTTTATCCATCATTGCCGTCTGACATCACTTGCAACGTGATTTCAACATCGGCACTGGCTGCATCAACATATCGCAATCTCCCGTTTACCGAGGTTTATGATGCAAACAATGATGCATCAACCGCGACAGTCGGAAGTGATTCAAACGTCCGTGTTTTTACCTGTCCAACAGATGGGACGTATGAAGTAAGTGGGAGTTTTCTTCTTGGTTCGCTAACATCTGGCGACCTTGGTTTTTTGTCGGCATGGGTTACTCCAATCGCTACCGGAACAGCGGTCGAACATCGAGTGCATTTGGATCAGGCGGGCGGGGCAAATATGGGGCTAATGGGAGTGAAACGATTTAGACTGCTGCGCGGCGACAAAATCCACCTTTCGGCTCATACATCCAGAGCAAATGCGACAATCCTCGCAAACAGCAACTTCTCAACCTTCCAAGTCAGACTCGTTTCAATTCCATGAACAACCACTCCCCCTGCTATATCCTCGCCAATGGCGTAATCGGCACCACAACATCATTCTTTGCTGCAATCTNACCATTTCAAGAACAACTTGAATGGCATATCCGAATGGGCGCAAGCCTGCTAGGTATTGCCGTTGCGTGTATCACTCTTTACAATCTAACCAAGCCGAAGAAGTCATGAATATCATCATTGAAAAACTGAAACAGGAATCCACTTGGCGAGGAATCATCGCCATTGCCGCAGCGTTTGGAATCCAAGCCGAGCCTGAGCTTTCGGAAGCTATTGTTACCGTTGCTCTTGCGCTCATCGGTTCAATCAACATCGCAAAGGACAAATGACACTACACGGATTTGTTATTGTCATAACAGCAATCGCGTTGACCGCGCTTGCTCTCATCGAATCATTATGACACTCAACGCCACATCCGGCCTAACCATCATGCTCTTGTGGGTATTGGCATGGTGGCTGATTTGTAACCATCTGACACCATGAAGACGTATCAAATCGTAAAGATGCAAGAGCGCATCGGGGTTATTGCAGATGGCTTTTGGGGACCGAAATCACAAGCCGCTTGCCGTGCATACCTGCGAGCAATGATGCCAAACCCGAACCCATGGCCGGAATCCGATCAGGCATCCCTCCGCGCCATCTATGGCCACTCCGGCGACGCATTGAATATCACAATGAAATAGCTTCCCAACCA